TATTCCCAATTGAGCATAACGATATTTGGGAATATTATAAACAACATCAAGCCGCTTTTTGGACGGCAGAAGAGGTAGATTTAACTAATGACATTCGTGATTGGGAAAATTTATCGGATAATGAAAAGTATTTCGTTAAGAATGTATTATCGTTCTTCGCGGCATCGGATGGTATCGTTAATGAGAATTTGGCGGAAAACTTCTTAAAAGAAGTTCAATATCCAGAAGCGAAGTTCTTCTATGGATTCCAATTGATGATGGAGAATATTCATTCATTAATGTATTCACTTTTAATTGATACTTATGTGTCAAATCCTAAAGAAAAAGACGAATGTTTCCACGCTATTGATAGATTACCAGCAGTTCAAAAGAAAGCTAATTGGGCGTTGAATTGGATTAAAAACGCGTCATTCCAAGAAAGATTGGTTGCGTTCGCGGCGGTTGAAGGTATATTCTTCTCTGGTTCATTCTGTTCGATTTTTTGGTTAAAATCAAGAGGACTTATGCAAGGGTTGTGTAATGCCAACTCATTGATTTTTAAAGATGAGAACTTACATTGTGATTTCGCGATTCATTTATTGAATAATCACGTGGAGGATAAACCAAGTGAAAAGAGAATTAAAGAAATTTTATTATCAGCATTAGAAATTGAAAAAGAATTTATTACAGAATCTTTACCGGTTTCACTTATTGGGATGAATTCAAACTTGATGAAACAATATCTTGAATTCGTAGTTGACGGACTTTTAGTTAAACTTGGATGTAAAAAAGAATTTAATGTTGAACAACCATTTAAGTTCATGGAACAAATTGCGGTTGAAACTAAAGGTAATTTCTTTGAATCAAGAACTATGGAATACCAAAAAGCGAAGTTGAACGAAACTATTACATTTACAGACGATTTCTAAAAATATATATAAATTATGATGTCATTAAGAATTAAAAAAAGAGGTGGGGAGGATGCTCCCTTTAACCCTCAAAAAATTTACAATAGAATTAAAAGAGCGGCAAAAGGATTAAATGTTAATTCTGATGAAATTTTTATAAAAGTAATAACTTCAGTTCCAACTGAAGGTTTGATTACCACTAAAGAATTGGATAAACTTGTTTATGAAATTGCGGCGGCATATACGGGTAGTCACCACGACTACTCAAGACTAGCATCATCAGTTGCTATTTCAGCGTATCATAAGGAAACTAAAGATAGTTTTTCGGAAACCATGATGGGATTATATGATTTAGGTGTCGTTAACGAAAAACTAATCGATATTATTAAAAATTATGGACCGGAAAAAATTGACGAGGTGATTAATCATGAAAATGATTATAATTTTGATTACTTCGCTTGGAGGTCATTACAGGAGATGTATTTGTTAAAAACACCTGAAGGTAAAGTGGTAGAAAGACCTCAACATATGTATATGAGAGTTGCTTTATGGGTTACAAACACCTATGAAGAAGCTATGGATTATTACAATTCATTGTCAACTCAATTGATATCACCGGCAACACCAATCATGATTAACTCGGGAACTAAGGTTCCTCAATTGGCTTCATGTGTATTACACTATAATAATTCAGATTCTCGTAATGGATTGTTAGATACTTTGAACGATATCTCGACATATTCTTCAGACGCGGCGGGTATTGGGTTGTCAATGTCCAACATTAGAAGTAAGGAAAGTAGAATTAATACTTCAGGAGGATTTGCAGGAGGACTATTAAAGTATTTGAAAATCGTTAATGAATCTTTAAGGTTCTTTAATCAACAAGGTAGAAGACCTGGTAGTGCGGCCATTTATTTGGAACCATGGCATAAAGATATCATAGACTTGTTGGAAATTAAGAAAAACACAGGTGCGGAAGAATTGAGAGCAAGAGACTTGTTCACTGCCATATGGATTCCGGATAACTTTATGAACGCGGTTAAGGATAATGGTGATTGGTACTTATTCTGTCCTAATGACATTATCAAGGCGGGAATTAAACCACTTCAAGAGTGTTATGGTGAGGAATATGAATCAAACTATAACAAAGCGGTTGAGTTAGGACTTGGTAAAAAAATCAAAGCTCAAGACATTTGGACAAAAATTGTTGAATCCCAAATTGAAACGGGAGTTCCTTATTTATGTTCTAAAGATAATGCGAATAGAAAAACAAATCACCAAAACATTGGAGTTATCAAACAATCTAACCTCTGTAATGAGATTTATCAATTTACAGATGAAGAAACCACGGCAATTTGCACCCTATCATCAATGGTGTTAAAGAATTTCATTAAGGATGGTAAATTCGATTATAACTTGTTAATCAGTGAAGTTAGAAAAGTCGTGAGAGCGTTGAACAATGTAGTAGATAAGAACTCCTACTCAACTGAAAAAGGTTTGAAAGGTGGATTAGAACAAAGAGCAATTGCGATTGGTACACAAGGATTGGCGGATGTATTCTATTTGATGGATTATATTTTCACATCAGAGGAAGCGAGAACGTTGAATAAAAATATATTTGAGGCAATATATTTTGCGGCGGTAACTGAAAGTATGGAATTGTGTAAATCAGGAGTTAGAGCACCTTACAAGTATTTTGAAGGTTCTCCGATGTCAAAAGGTATATTACAATTTGACATGTGGGGATTAACTGAATCTGAATTATTTTTAGATTGGAGTTCATTAAAAGAAGATGTTAAAAAATATGGGGTGTGTAACTCTTTATTCACGGCACAAATGCCGGTTGCGTCTTCAGCAAAGATTACGGGCTCATTTGAAATGACAGAACCGGCTCACTCAGCATTGTTTAATAGACGTGTTGTTGGTGGGGAGATTTTAATTGTGAACAAATACTTAATCAATGATTTTGAAAAAATTGGTATTTGGAGTGAAGATTTGAAAAATGAAATTATTATGAATGAAGGGTCAATTCAAAATATTAATTTCAATAATTATCTTGACCCTGAAGATAAAAATTACACCAAAAAAGTTAAAAGAACCGAGCATTTGATTGACAAATATAAAACTATATGGGAAATATCTCAGAGAGAGTTGATTGATATGGCTGCAGACAGAGCACCATTTATTGACCAATCACAATCAATGAATATTTATATGTCGAATCCTACGTTATCAAAGATAACATCATCTCATTTCCATTCATGGTCTAAAGGATTAAAAACTTTATGTTATTATGTGAGAACCAAAGCGATATCAACAGGGGCAAAACACTTGGCGGTTGATGTTTCAAAAATACAACAAGTTAAAAATAAAGTGGAAACACCTAAAGTGGATATTATCAACACATTGGTTAAACCCGAGGATAGTCCATTTGAATGTTTTGGTTGTTCTTCTTAAATAAAAATCCCAACTTATGTTGGGATTTTCTTTTTTAATCTATTTATAATAAAAAAATAGGACAATATATTTATAAGTATGGCAGATGGAATTACATATGGTATTAATTTTCCGTTTAGGGATTCTCTAAGAGGCGATTACTTACAATTAACTGAACTACAATCAGAAGAAATTAAAGCTGATTTGGTTCATTTATTATTAACTAGAAAGGGTTCGAGATATTTTCTACCTGAATTTGGTACAAGATTATATGAGTTTCTCTTTGAACCTTTTGATGGATTAACATTTAATGCTATTGAATCCGATATTAGAGATGCGATTGAAAATTTTATGCCAAATTTATTAGTGAATAGTTTAACTATAACACCAGCTGACCCACAAGAAGAAGCTGATATAGCAACAGGTCAAAATTTTGTGGGAACAAACGAATCGTCAATATATCGATTTCCGGGGAAAGGAACATCAGAGTATACTGCAAAAATAAGGATAGATTACTCAACCAACGGTGCAACCTTTGGTCAAAGTGATTTTGTGATTATTAATATTTAAATAAGATGGCAAACAACAGAATATCATACGCTAGTAGAGATTATCAATCGATAAGGGCAGACCTTTTAAATTATACAAAAACTTACTATCCTGATTTGATTCAGGATTTTAATGATGCTTCTGTATTTTCTGTATTTCTTGATTTGAATGCTGCGGTTGCCGATAATTTACATTATAATATAGATAGAAGTGTTCAGGAAACTGTATTACAGTACGCTCAACAAAGGTCGTCAATTTATAACATTGCAAGAACATACGGATTAAAATTACCAGGACAAAGACCATCAGTAGCGTTAGTTGATTACTCAATTACGGTGCCCGCATTTGGTGATAAGGAAGACGAGAGATATCTTGGAACATTAGCTCGAGGTTCTCAAGTTGTGGGAGCAGGAATTGTATTTGAGAATGTTTATGATATCGATTTTGCGTCACCATATAACTCACAAGGATTTCCAAATCGTTTAAAGATTCCAAACTTCAATGCTAATAATGTTTTAGTTAATTACACGATTACCAAAAGAGAAGTGGTTGTTAATGGTATAACTAAAGTGTTTAAAAGAGTTATTAATGCGAATGATGTTAGACCATTCTTTGAATTATTTTTACCTGAAAAAAATGTTTTGGGGATTACAAGCGTACTTTTGAAAAATGGAACCAATTATACTAATACTCCAACAACCGCAGAGTTCTTAGGGTTAGATAATCGATGGTATGAAGTGGATGCGTTAGCTGAAGATAGAGTATTTATTGAAGACCCAACAAAAGTATCTGACCAACCGGGAATTAAAGTTGGAAAATATATTCAAACTCAAAATAAGTTTATTACGGAATACACACCCGAAGGATTTAAAAAAATGACATTTGGTGGTGGGACTAATACCGCTCAAGACCAATTAAATCAATTTACAACTTTAGGAACTACATTAGAATTACAAAAATACTCTAATAATCTGTCATTAGGAGCAACTCTGACACCAAATTCAACACTATTCATTCAATATAGAGTTGGTGGAGGATTGGCGACCAATTTAGGAACGAATGTTATTAATCAAATTGGGACGGTTTCTTTCTTTGTTAATGGTCCGTCAGAGGCTACAAACTCATCAGTTGTTAATTCATTGAGATGTGTTAACGTAACCGCTGCGGTTGGAGGTGCGGGTATTCCATCATTAGAAGAAATTAGAAATTATGTTTCATTTAACTTCGCGGCTCAAAAACGAGCGGTTACGGTCCAAGATTACGAATCATTAATTAGAAATATGCCAGCTCAATTTGGAGCACCTGCTAAAGTATCAATAACAGAAAACGATAATAAAATTTTAATTAAAATATTGTCTTTTGATACATCAGGAAAATTAACTAATATTGTATCGAATACTTTAAGACAAAATATTGCAAATTATCTATCTAATTATAGGATGATGAATGACTATATTTCAGTGTTAAGTGCGGAAGTGATTGACTTAAGTATGGATATCTCCATTGTTTTAGACTCCGCCCAAAATTCAGGACAAGTAATTGCGAGTGTTGTTGATAAGGTATCCGCTTATTTTAATCCACAAACAAGACAATTAGGACAGAATGTTTATCTATCTGAAATTAGAAGTATTATTCAAAACACGAATGGTGTATTAACGGTTGCAAACATGGACATTTTTAATGAGGTTGGAGGACAATACTCTTCAGCCGAAACATCTATGACATATGAAAATGAAGAAACGAAATTGATTGGACCTGTTGACGATACGATATTCGCTCAACCTTCACAAGTTTATCAAGTTAGGTATCCGAATAAAGATATTAGAATATCGGTGAAAAATTTCCAATCAATAACTTTTTCATAACAAGTTTATTTTATTTTGTTTTAGTTTATTATTTTATCATGTGGATTTTTCTTTTAAAAATTCCATATAAAGTATTTATTAAATAAAGTAGTTTGATGGGCCAATCATATAGGATAAAAACAGAGTTAGGTATTAATAAGTCAATTAATGTTCAACTAGACCAACAATTTGAATTTTTAGAGGTTTTATCATTAACATTACAACAAGAAGACATTTATACTAAAAGTTGTGCACAATATGGTGTTATTGTTGGTAGAGTTACCGCAAACAACGGATTCGGGATTCCAAACGCGAGAGTTTCAGTGTTTATTCCAATCACTTCTGTTGACGAATCAAACCCAATTATATCAAGTATTTACCCATATAAATCACCTAACGATAAAAATGAAGATGGGTATCGATATAACTTACTTCCTTATGAAAAATCTTACTCAAGCCATTCCGCAACTGGAACATTACCTTCAAGATTAGATTCTTTAACAGGTGCAACTGCGGTTGAAATCTATGACAAGTATTATAAATATAGTGTAAAAACAAATGATAGTGGTGACTATATGATTATGGGTGTTCCTCAGGGAAACCACACTTTAGTTATGGATGTTGATTTATCGGATATCGGTGAATTTTCATTGACACCTCAAGACTTAATAAGAATGGGTCTTGCTAGTGAAGGTCAAGTGGCGGGAAATAGATTTAGAACATCAACTGATTTAAACTCTTTACCTCAAATTATTAATTTAACTAAAGATGTTGAAGTATCACCTCTTTGGGGTGACCCTGAATTGTGTAATATTGCAATAAATCGAGTTGATTTTGATTTAAGAGATGATGCTAACATTGACATCCAACCAACATCGGTATTCATGGGGTCAATTTATTCAACTTCCGATAATTATAGAGTTAGGCCAAATGCAAGACCTACAGATGACATGGGTAATCTTTGTTCATTAGTTGCCGGCCCGGGACAAATATTAGCAATAAGACAAACAATTTATCAAGATATTGATGGTAATCCTGTGTTAGAACAACATCAATTGGAACAATCAGGAAACATTATAGACGGAAATGGGGTTTGGTTGACTGAACTACCAATGAATTTGGACTATTTTATTACAAATGAATTTGGTGAAAAAGTTTTATCAAATGACCCTACCGTGGGAATACCAACTAAAGCCAAATATAGATTTAAGATTAAATGGTCGCAATCACCTAATTTAAGTGAACAAGTTAGACGGGCATATTATTTAGTTCCGAATGTTAAAGAATATAATAATTCGGGTAATGACCCTGACCCAATTAATCCACTACTTGAATTGGAGAGTTCATATTATTTTGGATTGGCTTGGAGTGGTTACACAAACGGATTTAGTAAAACAACATCACCATCACAACCAATTTCAGACTACACTAATAGGTTAAATGAAGTTATTAATTGTGAAGACACTTTTTATGAATTTCAATATAATAGGGTATATACGGTCTCAGGATTAATCGACCAATTTAAAAATGGGGGTAGAGGGCAATTTATTGGTATTAAAGAAATTGATAGTCAAGATTGTGAAAGTACTATTAACAAATTTCCTGTTAATGAAGGTTTTAGAAATTTTGATTTATTATATTTTGTTTTTGCAATTATTTTACAGGTTTTCCAAATTATAGGTATTCCTTTATTAACAATTTATCATTTTTTAGCGTTTCTTTGGAATAACTTTTCAGTACCTTTACTAATTTTGTTGGCCGCCAACTTTACGGCACAGGCAGTTAATAATTGGGCGTTATTAGCAGGTGCAATCGCGGGAACCGCGGCATTTGGTGCGACTTTAGGGTTAATTTTTGGTTTTGGTGCTCAGGCAGTTTTATTTACCGCCGCGGTAATATTAATTGCGATTAATTTTATGGATATTGTTAGTTATAAGTTTGGGAGACTTAAATTACCGATGATAAATTATCCCGATTGTCAGGCGTGTGAATGTGACCCGGAATCCACATCACCAGGAGGTGGTGATACCGAAACTGTCCCACAATCAGGATTATTAACTCAAGTATCTAATCCCGGACAATATGTAAATAGTCTGTTAGCACAAAGGATTAACACTTTTGATACAGAAGAAAATGCTCAAATTGATGCTATAATGTATTCTCAAGGTATTTCAGGCAGGGCGACTTCATTTCGTAACCCAACTCAATTTAAGTCAACTCAATCTCAAGTATTTAGGATTAGAGATAAAAATTTTTTAGTTCAAAGTGTTACTCTACCGATGGGTGAAAGAGTAAATATTTATAATACTCGTAAAAAATACTTTGAAGGAATTAATAAAATTAGAGTAACATTTAATGTACCAAGTAACAATAATAAATTTCATTATGACAACACATTAATTGTTGTGGGTAATCAAGTTTTAGAAACAGGTAGTTTATTAACCTTTGTAAATCCTAATAAAACAACAGATGTTAACTATAAGTGGACGGGAACAACAGGGGCAGGTGCCGAAATTCCTTTGAATGGTATTAATGGGGTGTTTAAAAATGATAGTTTTTATGCTGACGTTAACTACGCCAACCCAAGTAACCCATCAGGATTTTTAACAACTCAATATTATATACCTCCAACTGAAACACAATGTTATTTGGATGTGGTAATTGATGTGACTATGTCTGGAAGTGTTACTTACGCGGATTGTGCGGGAGTTAAATACAGAATAAAAATTGATACTGAAGGATTATTACCAATTAAGAATGAGAATGGGATTGACATTACCACTATTGGCGGAACCGCAACATTTAATGAAGCGACAATAATAAAAGGAACTGCATGTAGAAGGTATACTTATCCATTAGATATTGAATACTATCAAGTTTTAACTGCGATAACTATAAGTTCAACGGTGGTCAATGGAAAAACTATAGTTGATACTGTACCTAATAGTGATTTACCTCAATACAATAATGAAAGTTTTTGGAAAACAATTAATAGACAACAGAAAGGGTATGGTTTTGATAAAACTGAAGACCATGCGGTTCGATACTTTACTTCAAATGCTACTCCCCCCACCGATTTTAATTTAGATGAAAATCCTTTCACTAATTTAGAGGATTTTCAAAGTAAAGTTATTTTGGTATTACAAAGAGGAGTTGACCCATATTCACCAAAATACCCAAACAAATATAGTATTGGTACTTTATTTGGTTCTACTGAAACAGACCCTATTTGGACATTTACCGCATCAACAAGAATGAATGTACCGATACAACCTATACCACAAAATTCACCAATATCGGTTCAAGACCATAAAAACGCAAATGAAATTTTTTATGAATCACGTTTTTTTGTTCCTGGTATACCAAGTTCTTTATTCCCAATAACATCGTCAAATCCTGGGTTGGCGTATTCGTCTTACACTACAAGTAATGTTGGTTACTATGGTGCGTTAGATAAAACATGGTTTAATAATACTAACTTATTTATTGAACCAAAATACCCTCAGAGAAAATATTACGGTAATGAGACAATTAATCTCGGATGGATTTACGGTTCAATTAATGGAACTGTAACATATACGTATGGGATTTCTACGATTCCGAATGATAATGGAGTATATATTAACAGTTCTGATAATATATTCTTCTATGATAGTCAAACACCGTTAGAAACGCCTCCAAATCCTGATTGGAACTTTTTTAGAAAATATAGACCTAGTGATGATTTATCGGGGGCGGCATATATGTATAGAAGTCCTTGGTTACCTATCCTGAATAATAGTAGATTACTCTATAATCAAGACACAATACCTTTTAATTTATATTTTAGTCCTATATTATACCCTAAATTCACAGGAACTACCGCATTATCAGTTGATAATAAAACGTTAAATATAATGAGAACGGATAGATTACCATCATCTGACTATATTGATAACGATTTTAATTATAATGGTAGTGCTAGTTTATTACAACAGAATTTAAGTTTTGCAGTTTATCCTATTGAGGGTAATCTTAACTCTTATGGTAGTCCTGGGTTTTCTACGGGAGCTCAACAAACTACTGCGAATATTGAAGGACAATATGCGTCAATAAATATTTTTGAGAGTTTCAACACTTGTGAGAATATGGTGGGTATTAAATGTTATGAAGGTAATGGAACTAATTTTAACGTCAATCAAAGTTGTGTATCAACCGACCCTGTTGAGAATGGATGTTATGTTATGGTAAGGAAACCTTTAATTGATTTAACTAAAGATTTTGGTACTTTTGCGGAATGGGGTTATAGGTTTAGATTTTTTTATGGTCTATGTCGAGGAGTTTTATCTCAATCATTCACGAACAACTGGGTAAATGGGTCGTTATATACATTCCCAATCCAAGTTGACACTGATTATGATTTGTTAGGTAATCCAAGGTCAGTTTATGCAAGACCCCTCATTTATTTTGATAAAAAAACCAATACATTCTATTATAGAAGTTCACCTTATTCTCAAACAACTAAGAAATTTATTGGAAGACCAAAGACAGGATTATCCAGGTCAGTTAATCAACGAAATTTATTGTTCCCAACCACAATAGCTAATTTAGGGATGAAAGATGAAATATATCAAGAAATAATGTTTGAACCATCAACTAAAGGATATATAATGAAAAGTTTGAATCCATCGACTTATTCTGATACTTCCGATTTAGTTAATTTATTTGTTATTAGTCGACTCACCAATAGTAAGTGGCTTGAAAATATTTTATCAGGACTTAATGGTAGTTTAAATAAATTGTTTTCTAGAGATGGAAATTCACTTAGAATTGATGGTGACTTAGCACAAGCAATGTCAATCAATTCTGAGTTCGGAGTTATACCATTTTCACCTCAATTTTATAATGCGGATTCGAATCCATCACCGGTCAATGTTATTACAGAATCAGGTAAACCTACTATTGGTATTTTCTTTTCATCGACAACATTTGATTTACAAAATAAAGATTATTTGAGTCCGGGAATTATAAACTTCAGACCCTCAAATAATGCGGACGCAATAACCTATGAATATGGGATTAAATCACAAAGGGTACCATTCTACCAATGGGGTTTAAATGGGGGAAACACCATATTTGGTACTGAAGAAAATAACTGGGTAACAACAAATTCAGTTGGGGGTATTTTTAGTCAAAATTATCAATCATTGAGTCGTAGAACGGTCAATACACCATCGAATCCAAGTTACTTTATGGATAGTAATGCCCAAGGACTTGGAGACATTTATAAACGTGGTTATTTATTTGGTGTGGATGCTAATGGAAACTATTCGAATGGTTATAGTGGTGAAAGTAAAAATTTTTTAGTTGGAGCACCCAACCATTTTTATTTTGGTATTATTCGAGGAGAATCCGCATTAGATAAATTCAAAACAAAATATTCAGTAGATGAATAAGTATACCATAATACCTAGTAGTTTACAATATAAGTCAGCACCATTCGTTGACCAAGAAATTTCTTTATCATTAGAAGAACAAAGTCAACTAATCACCGAATATGATAGAAGTCAAAGTATAAGTCTTGCTCAAATATATAATGATGAGAGACAATCATGTACTATATTTAGACCAACTTTTAAGGTGAATTACATTTACGCAAACACCTATAGCGGTACTACAAATTATATACCATTCAGGAATTCTTTATATTATGTTAACCCTGAACAATCTACGGTTAATGGTAAGTGGTTTGGATACCCACAATATTATGAATTTGACATGTATCGACCGGACATTAGTAATCAAAATGTTAGGTATTATGCTAAAAGCGCTTACACCTATAATTGGACGTATTATTTAAGTTATCCTTTCCAAAATGATTATAATAAAAAATTATACTACGAGTTAGAAAATAGTAGTAGTGAATGGATTGCCTCCCAAGGAATACCATTTATTGTGAATAAATCAAATCAAAATGGTAATAGTTTAATTTCATTTAAGTGTATTGCTCCTCATGGATTAACTATTGGCGAATATGTCCGATTAAATTTTAAGTCGGCACCATTCAATTATAATGGGAATGATTTGTTTCAGGTGTATTCATTGGGAAATGGTCTGGTTGAAAGTAATGAATATATTTTTAACATCTATGATGTGGGATATACCGGTACCACTTTTAGTAATAGAAGGAGAGGGATATTCAAAAGAGTTATTAATCCTGAAAATATTTTGGAGACTGAATCGAAATATTATGTTAGACAACATAAAATACTTACAAATATCGATGAGTGTATTGTTGTTAAAAATGCGTTTGAAAAGAATGTCTTCAATGAAGAAAAAAAACTTGAACTTAGTTCTTTGACCCCAAATAATATAACGAGAGTATCTCAAAAAACGAGTAGTAATTCATTTAATATCACATTCAAAAATGATTTTAATTTGTTTAATGTTTTAGATAATCAAAAAAGACCTTTAACTGAATTATTTCTTACAATAATTAATAAGGGATACACGGGGTATTTTAATAAACCTAAAGCCGGTACGACATCAGGATTAAAACAAGGGTGGAAATTTAATTTAACTCAAATAAGTAATTGGTGGTGGGATGATGATACGATTGATTCAAATACTAACATCAAAACATCGAATTATACTTTAACTAGTGGTACCACAAAAACATTCTATTATAATCAAAATCTAATATCGGGAGATACGATTGACGGTGATTTTTGTGAATGGAATGATTATGAACAAGCCGAGAGAGTTATATCACCATACTATCATAAATTGAAGTATAATCAGGACGTGTTTCAAACAACCACAAATGTAGATACAAACGCACCCGGTTTTTATTATCAACCACATACACCAATGACAATAAGGGTGTTTTCAGATTATATTGAAACTGGAGATGCCTCAATAGTTGAAGGAGTCCCGGGGTACGCGTATTACTCAACATCTGACCAACAATTTAGATGGAGGGATTTATATACTTACGGGTTCATTGATAATTTAGGGAGAGGTGTTGATTACCCTTTTTTAAATTTTGCTCAATACCCATTTAAAGAAGTCCAATTCAGATTAATTCCTGAAGGAATAAACTATAATTCCAATTTGAATGGAATTAACTACCCAATAAAACCTTTGATTGATGGATGTGAATAGAATACAAATATTAAAAGATGGGTTTGTTAATAAACAATTAACAATTCCTGTGGAATTAACATGGGACTACTTAGGTCTTGACCAAAGTATTGACGAATACGAGGGTGAAATAATTAAGAAAGTTAGTGGAGGTTTCGGTGATTTTGAGGTTGACAGATTTGCTCATGCCCCAACCATAGTTTCCGACCCAAATTCAAACACACCATTTGAACTTACGGACATTCAGTATGAATTTTATTTTCACTCGGGTAGTACTCTCAATAATGAATCTGACTGGACAATTAATTACATCTCGGAAGGTTTCACCCCACAGGACATTTACTACTATACAAATAATTTTACCAACTCATTTTTTAAATTGGATTTGTATGATAATGTTGATGAAAAACGACAAACAAACTACTTAACAATTATAATCCCAACACAACAAGGTTTAACTATGGATACGATTATGCAGAGAACTCCGGTTAAAATTAAAAAACCTAAGTTTGTTTTGGATTATGTTGGGGATAAAGAAGGTTTTTTCATTTATTGGTTAAAGAAAAGAAATTTTTTGGATATATCAACATTCTATATGACTGCTAAATTTTTTGATGCGAAAAGAGGGGGTTTTACAAAAATGATGAATATGCCACAATCATCATTTGTTGGTAATAAATTTGTTTTTGATAATACAAAGTATTTTTATTATAGAGTTCAATTGAATTATGAAAATCAAACATACCAAGTTTTTGATATGCACACTAATCAACGAGCCGGGGCAAGTACACCCATAAAATGGTATGAATATGTTAATCCTTAATAATGGAAGATTTTTATAATATAATAATATCACCTCAAACAATTCGTGGAGATATCTTTAGAGTAAACCTTGAAGGTCAGAATGTAAGTAATACTTACACAGGTCAAACTGTTGGGGTTTATTCTGCGATGACACAAGTTCTTAGTGCGGGACCAAACGGGTCTTCACTACTAACGGGTTTAACTATTCCAATATTAATTAGACAAACTGCAATAGATGTTGGATATTATAGTCCATTTGACGGTGCGGTTTTACAGAAAGATGTCGTTGCTAATTTTATATTCTCATCAACAACTTCAAACCCTTATGTTTATAACATTTATAACACATCAAGTGAGTTTCAAAAATTTTTGGATTTATCTTCATATAAAGTTGATTGGGGGGATGGGTCTCCAAAAGAACCTATAACAACATATACTCCAAACTCATTAAGTCATACATATCCTAATGCGAACAAAACATATCAAATTACATTAGAACAGACAAATCCTTGGGGAATAACTCGAGTAACAAAAACGATAACAACACCATATACCAATATCGTTGCAAATAATCCGAATGGAGAAGCGTTTTTCATACCTGCCGGTGGTAATTGGGTGAACACACCAGTTAGTTATGATTATATATTTTCAGGAGATGCCGTTAATGAGGTATTACCTCAAACTTCATTTAATTATGTTACAGTTCCATATACCGTATCCGGTTTTACAAAGTCTAGTTTAACCGAATTATCATTATACGGACCGGTTCAATACCAAGTCGGTACTCCGGTAATAAAGAATGGTCAAATATGGGGAGTAATCAGCGATATGAATGATATCTTCACGGCATATACTATTAACAATGTGAACTACTTTGATTATATTGATGGTACTACAATATTCTTCGAACAATCTTCGGGATTTACGGAAAATAATTTAACCGCCGTACCTATAACCAAAGATGAAGTTTTATTGAAAGTTATTGACCAAGCCCAAGTCCAAACGAATATTTTTATTGAACGCGGAAAGAACTCGGCTTTTGAGAGAATTCAAAGATTAGGGGAAGTTGATAATTTGGGAGACATGATAAATTATGGGTATGGATTTTTTAATGTTGAAAAAAAGAATTAAACTATTTATAATATAAAAAGGAAAAATGGCAATTGGAAGCTATGGAACTATAAGACCTTCAGACGTAAGTCCTGAAGACGTTCAAATCATAATGAATTACACTCCATCGAGAGATGTAACGGATAATTTTATCCTTACAGAACTTGATGCACCGACATTATTAAAACCTTATTTTAATAATACTCAAACCGGAGGAAATGCTAATGTTGAAATTTTGGGTGGGTTATATAATTTAACATTACCTGCAGAACAATTTAATGAAATTGGAATTTACACACTTTATTTAAGACCCGCACAAATCAGAACTTTAATTACGGATTGTGGGGTGTTAAATGCTTTACCTAATGTTAAAGGTATTGTTATTGACATCTCAAATGTTCCCCCTCAATACCAAAACAAATTTGTTCCCCAAGGTTTAGTTGGATTTAGAATAGAATATCTAAATCCTGATGGTTCAAAAATCCCAAATTTCTTTAGGGTGGTTACATCATCTTTCTTTTGTGAGCCCGTGGTTACCAACGAGATTAACACCAGTCAAAAATCAATAAGATATCGTTATGTTGACGGAACATCGAATTTAATATTTTTGACTTTATCTCCATCATCTTCACCGACGAACAAACCAAATGCGACTCCATTTATTGGCCAACCAAATCAAAATATAATTATTAGTAATACATTTTTTAATCCGGTTACACTGGAAATTGAAATGGTTGAATACGATATATCATCTCTTGCAATTGCTCTTTATGGTAATCAAACCAAATCCATTGATGATGGTATCTACACAATCTACGACTCTGAAAATAATATTTATCGTCAGTACAATCTATATGAGATTAGAGACCAATTTAATG